ACCTACATCGGCTTCACGCTTATAAGTGTTATTAGTAGGCACGAAGTTTTTGAGGCCGAAGTACTCAGCTACAGCTATCTCAGCGCCTACCGATTCGCTCATCTCTGATACGTATTCATGAAAGTTAAGATTACGTACAGCTCTATTCGGGTGATCTGCAACAGCATTAATACTCGCTACTCGATCTAGTCCTACTGTGTGCGCCTGTACCTCTTGCGAATAATCTAGTATTACCTTGATTATTTGATGCACTCAGCGCACCACCAATCCCAGCCGCCATCGGGCCAATCGTGTATGCGGCCACCAATATCTAAACAATCTTTAGTACAGTGATCGCATCTACGAGCTGGGGTAGAGGTAGTACTTCCATCATCATTAAACCGAGTAACTATTCCGCCTCTAACTATCTCGGCGTAACCCATTACAGGTGATCCGCTAGCTCAGGCTTAGGGGTGTACCAGCTACCGGTATTAGTTTGTTTCTGCCATATTGGAGCACATTGTTTAGCCTTAACTCTTTCAGTGCACATATAGCCGCGCCATTCTTTCCCAGTGCTCTTAGCTGATCCTGTCTTAAAGATCATGTGCCCGTGATTACAAATAGGGGATTCTTCTATTTCACTGGCACCTAATTGATCTTTAACTAGCTCGAGCGCAGTACCTAGAGGATCTGGAATAGTGGTAGAGGTAGTTTTAACGCTAAAGCCTGACCATTCGGAATCAATCTTTCCGTTATTTAACCTCTGTACTTTTTCCATATCTTGTTTAGTACTGCGCTTTTCTGAACCAAGTAGAAGGCCCGCACTGCGCCCATAGCTGGACGTAATGCAATTTTCTACCCAGAAATCACGATTAACACCTTTATCGCTACGAGCTTCGAAGGCCACATCTACGGCGGCTGGGTGTTCATCGTTCGCATCTCGATAAACTTCGGTTACTGCATAGACATAACCTTTATCAAAATCAATAGCGAGGTCGCGTATGTTAAAGCGACACAGCGGATAGTTATCATGGACCCGGCGGATACGTGTGGCTACGTCCTCATAGCCTTCTAAGAAGTTACTCACCGAAGGTAGCCTGTGCGTAATTAAGTTGCTCGCTAAGGGGCCAAATAGTGCCATCGGGCCATCTAGAGTTTTCAGCTCTGCATGTTTCGCAGTAGGCTCGCTCGATTCCCTTTGATTTTGTGATGGTGCTAATAACAACAACGACGGCCTGCCGTCTTGCTTTATCATTTAGCGAGCCGTCTTTCGCTTTTCCCCAGCGGCCTTTGCAGTAGTCGCAATAGCGGCCTACCTCTGCTCTAGTTATTTGACCCATCATCGGGCCGCCTTGTCCATATTACGGCGCCATTTAAGAGAAGTGGCTAAACCATATTCTTTACCTTCTTTGAATCCCAGCATGAATGAAGCTGTGAATACAATTAATAGCACGAATATCAGTGCTAGTACTTCGATAGTTTGCATTTATGTAGCCCTTACTATCGATAACTCGGTGTTACCGATAATAGAAGGGTAAGGCTAGCCACCGACAATAAGCAAGGACCGACACGCAGGGGCTATACCTTAGGTTTATCCTTAGGCTTTAGGCCGTTGCCTGCTAGCACTCCGCCGAGTGATCCGGTTAAGAATATAGCTAGAGTTTTTAGCAGATCTATAAAAGCGGCATCGTTCGGCGCTTGCGCTCCGATAGGTTGAGTTACGAAGATTAAGGCGTACACCACTCCAACACTTACTATAAAAAAGGTAAGAGCTAGGGTCGCACCGATTAACAGAATTAACCGAGCATGTATCTCTTGCGGATCTAGGCGATCTCTATGCCTTTTCTTTAATGGCATCGCCGAGAATATCTGCCGTGCAGGTACCGGTAACCTTGCACTGCGGCGGCTTGCATTCAGGATTTTCCCAGTTAGCGTATTCTTGGCATTCATATCTAATCCACCCTTGATAACCACAGCTAGTAAGGGTTACTGATAGGAGCAATAACCCTACTAGCCACTTCATTAACTTATTTAGTACGGCCGAACTCAGTAGCCGAAGTATCAAGATACTTTAGTACCGGTCCAATAAATCCAGAGATTAGCGCATACGCTAGAGTTTTAGGATCTGTCGTACCTGCCATGTATAAAGCGCCAGCCGAAGCTAGCGAAGCCCTAAGCCATGATAAAAACATTTGTTTATATTGCATGTTTTAGTCCTAACTTGATTATTAACGCTGAGGCTTTCTCAGGCGTTAAATCTATTTCCCAGTGCATTTCGTCTTTTCTATTTTGATAATCGCCGCCCCATTTAAGGCCGTACTTCTTAGATAGTGCCCGGATCATTGGTACCTTCTCAGGTGGGAAAGTGCCTATAAGTCCTAAAGCATGTTTAGGCGCGTTTAGATCTATAGCTGTACCGGAGCTGTGATTACTTAGCTTCTCAGTTTGTCCACGAATAGGGCGAAAGGCATAACCCCAATCATCTAGGGCGCCTTCATCTATTGGCTCTATTAGTTTATGAAACTCAGCGGCGAAGCCGATCAATAGGGGAGCGCAGGCGCTAGCGCATCGCAATTTAACCTTAGTACCCGGCACTAGATAGCTCTTAATATCTATTTCGGCTGGATCTTTGGAAGCCTTCCAACCGTTATGGCTTTGTAACATCATGCTCTACGTTTTCACAATACCAGCGATAATCTGCAGTATTTAAGGTTAATTCATCATGGCCGCAATTAGGCTTAGGTGCTATGAATGCATCGTTAACTTCATCATATTCATAACCAACACCTGCATAGTTATATCTAATGTTATTATTGTATGAAGTGCGCTTGCATACCTGACCTCTAAAGTTTCCATACCAAGTTTCAGTATCTAAACCTTCAATAGTTTCTGTTTCATGTGTACCTACTATAACTTCGGTAACAATATTATTGTTATCCAAAAATGCGTAATGTGCCATTATGCCCAACTCACATTTCCAGTACCAGCAGTAATTATTGCTACTGTATCTGATCCATCTGCCGCAGTAGTTCCTGTTAAACCAGCACCTATTGTTATTGTTTTAGTGTTAGGAAATTTTAAGATTACTACACCTGATCCACCATTTTTACCAGTTCCTGATGGGTCACGCCATAAACCACCACCGCCACCGCCTTTATTAGCAGTGCCGTCAGTTGCATCTTGGTTATTATAAACATCACCATTACCACCGCCTGCACCTGTATTACCTTGACCACCGCCACCATTACCACCGCCACCTCTTGAAACAGAAGTACCAGTAATAGATGAGCTTAAACCTGCGCCACCGCAATTTGAACCATTTAATGCACTTGATGTACCTGCGCCACCTGCACCACCACCACCACCAGCAGTGTTCGCGCCATTATTTCCTTGTACTGGACTAGCAGTTCTAGTACCAGCAGTACCAGCCGCATAACCTGCCCCGCCGCTTGAACCACCATTACCACCATTACCTGAACCATTACCACCACCACCGCCGCCTGTAGATGTGATAGTAGAAAATATTGAATCAGCACCATTACTGCCATTACCAGCAGTACCAGCACCACCAGCACCAACTGTTACTGAATAGGTAATGTTTGTAAATAATGATAATGCGCTTTCAGCACTACCACCGCCACCAGTTGTACCAGTGCTATTTCTATATCCACCCGCACCACCACCACCACCAGCAGTTGAACCACCGCCACCCGCACCACCACCTGCAATTATTAAGTAATTTACTGTAACGGGTATAGGTGGGGCCGTATCATTGATTGCAGCTATTATATTCAACATTTAAGCAATAGCCCCTACTACATACCAAGCATTAGCAGCTGTTTTTATACATACTGCAGATTTATATTGTGCAAGGGTTGGAGATGCTGCAACTGCGCCAGCACTTAATATGGTGGTAGTACCTGAGGTAGTAGCACTAATAGTGCATACACCTACACCTTTATTTAAGATCGTGATCGCTGTACCTGTTGGAAAAGCATAGGTAGCATCGGTGGGGATCTTAAATGCTATAGCTGTAGCTTTATTCATCGGGATTAATTGCTGATACTCATCACCGCTAGCGGCTGTGTAATCTGTTGTCTTATCACTAGCTACGGTGAACGCCGGAAGGCCATTCCACATAGAGCTAGTTACTACATCACCGGTAACGCCGGGCCATGTTGCCATAATTGCTCCTTAGTAAGATAGAACGCTTTGATCGAGTTTGCTATATCCGAGTACGAAACCATCGATAACACTTTCCAACGTAGTAAATACCACTTTGAAGCTGTTGGGTGTGATCGTGTTTTGAACTCCGAATATTTGTAATGTTTTTTCTAATGTAGATCCGCCGGGTTGAGTAGTACTTACCGTAATCGGATCGAAGAAGTCCAGATCTAAAGCGGCGATAATGCCTGCATTGTAATCTGGAGTATATAAATCTAAAGTAATAGCATCTACTCGAATAGTAGTTTCGGCTCTACTAGCTACGTAGGCGCGTGCGTAGTCAAGTGCTACGGCGTTACTTTCCATTAATAAATTATCTAAGTAATAACTGTGTAA